GATCCAGCGCTTGAAGCGTTGAAGATGCCGTGCTCCTGCCACGTCTCGGACGTGTCAGCCGTCACCGTCGCCACGCTGACGTAGTCCGGCGCGGTGCCGGCCTGCGTGCCGGTGACACGGGCAATAGATGTGGTGGTCTGTAGCGCAGTGTGGGTGTTCGCCTCAGCCGTAGCTGACGTTCCGACCTCGTGGTACTTGAAGTCACCGATAGCCGTGGTGTCGGTCCTGAGCTGATCGGACAGGTAGTCCCGAAACGCCGTAGTTACCTTGCCTTGGCTGACGACGCCCAGGTCTTCGTACCAGCCCATCTGTCCGGTGATCGGGTCGCGCTGCGTGGCGTGGTAGTGGATGGCCTCAAGCGTGGCGTAGAGGGTGATATGCTGGTCATGGCCGGTGGCAAGCTTGTACCACGCGCGCGGGATATCCGGGTGAACGTTGTCGCGCAGAAAGCCCAGAATGCGCTGCTGGACTGGTTGGCTCTTGCGGGCGTCATACGTCTTGACTGCGCCCAGTGCGCCGCGTGGCGCCGGCATGGCTCCGATGGTCATTGGTCTGTCCTCTCCTTACGCCGAGCGGTGCAGATCTGAGGCGTCAACGATGGGCGCGAACGCCCGACGACAGCGCGGATGCTCCAGTGTAGCCGGAGCGTTGTTGAGCGCAAACGTCCGGCCGTGCATGGCCTGACAGGTAGCGTCGTAGTCGCCATCGAACACGCGCACGCCGACCACCAGCCCGCTCGCCTGATAGGTGGCGAGCGCCGCCGTGTTCTGTGAGTGGCCGAGTTCGGTCCTGGCAATGGTCACTGCCCGGCCCTCGCCGAATTCAGACATCTGACGGAGCCGGGCGGCCAGCTGCGGGATGCTCTCGCCGTTCGCCTGCCCGGCTGTTAGTTCAGCCTGAACGGCCGCGCGGGTAGTCTCGGTGATGTTGACGATGTTCGATCCCGCCGAGCGCAGGTAGGCCCGTGTTGCGGGATCGTCAAGGTCGAAGGCGATGCCGAGTTCTGCGACCACCAGTCGGTGCACGTCGAGCAGCATGGCAGACTGCAAAGGCAGCAGTGTCTCCCCGAGTAGGATAGCCTCGCCCTCAGCGATGAGGCCCAATCCCGTATCGCCGCCAGCCCGTAGCCGAGCATTGGCCCTCCGCAGTTGAGACGTGAGGAACGTCCGGAGCGCGTCCTCCCAGTCTGGCGACAGGTCGGTGCGCATACGGTCGTAATCGCCCGGCAGGTCGTCTAGAGCCTTACGCGACAGCGGTAGCGTCAGAATGCGGGGCCGGCTGCGCTCTTCTGGGTCCATAGGCGGGAACGCTGCTACCGGCTCAGGATCAGCCTGTGGCTTCGGCTCATGGCCTATCTCGGCTCTGGCCTCGTCAACCGTCAGGATACCAGCGTCAACATACGTCTTTAGCCGCGTTGCCAGCGCGTTCTGATCGTCCTGCAAGGCCCTCACATCATCGATCATGAAGGCGACCGAGACGTTGCGCTCTGCGTGGAAGTCCGGGACCAGCGACATGGTCAACACGTCACCGAGCTGCCGCCAGAACGGCGTAAGCTTCATCTCCGTAAAGGCCTCGCGCGCCTCACTGAAGTTAGAGTAGGTGCTCCTGTCAAGGCCGGCCCCGAGGCCTGCCACGATGGCCGGCACGCCGAGCACCGCCGCAATCCTTTCCTCGGGAACCCTGTGCAACGTCTTCATATCCATTTGCTCAGGACTGAAACCGTGTGTCACAAGCTTCGCGCCCGGACTGAGCACGCTGGGTACGCCAACGTTGTCGCCACCGTAGGCTGACGTGATCCTGTTCTTCGCCTCGTCAGCCTGCTGCTGCGTCATCGCCGGCGCGTCCTTGTCGAACTCCAACGACAGACCGGCCACGGCGAGGTTGGCGAGCAGCCGGTCAGCGTACCGCGTGGCCTGATCGTCGCTGCTGACCTCGCGGGCCAGCCGCTTCAATGGAGCGCATCCGAGTCGGTGGTCCTGGTCATCGAGGCCCATCCGGAAGTGCACGATGTTCTCAACCGGGATATCCTCGTGAACGCCCGGCCGCTGGTAGTAGCGGTAGTAGCTGATGAAGTCGTCGCTACCCTTGTTAGTGCGCGGGGTCAGGCGGGTCGGACTGATCGGCCACAGTTGCACCACGTTGCCGGTATCCGGGTTGCCGGCTCTGAGTTTTCGCCAGTACGCATTGCCGTCCACGTGCAGGCAGTTACTCAGGTAGGCCAGCAACGCAGAGAGCGGCATGTGTGGGTTCGGACGTGTCAGCAACTCACCGAGCGGCGTACCGTCCATCTCGTTGCGGTCGCCGTTGGCCTCGCGATAGACCCGCAAGGGTGGCTCTGAGAGTGCGGTAGCGATGACCTGAAGGCAGGCGTAGACGGCGCTGTTGCCGTCGTTGGCCGGCGTGCCGTAGGTGCCGGGACCGTGCACCAGCGGGCTGACGATGATGGCCCGCTGGTCTTCAATCGTCCAACTAGCTTTGCGCTCGGGTACAGCTTGCCCTGAGCTTGCCGAATGGGGCAGTGCGTGCCAGCCTCTCGCCTTGCCCGATGGCCGGATCAGGAAGTCAAACAGTCCCATCGTCGTCGTCCTCCTCAACCGGGCTGGGGGTAGGCTCTCCAAGAGCGGCCCGGACAACCTGCATGATGATCCAGGTGGCCTGCTGTTTGGGATACCGCTGATCGCGATGCGCCAACTCGAGCAGGCCGTCTGCAACATCTTCCGGCAGGTTGATCGTCAGGCGCATGGATCACCCTCAGTAGACATACGCTTCTCGCTGCGTCCCGAGCATCAACTCGGTGAGCGCCCAGACCAGGGCGTCAAGGCGGTCAGGACTGGTCCCGGACTCCGGCGTCCAACTGGTCAACTGCTCTTCCAAGTCCGGGAACACGTCGCAGTGAGACACCCGCCCCTGTTCGTATAACGCTGCTACAGGCTGTGCGCGGGTCTGCTTTCCCCTTGATGCGTGGACTTTCTTGTATGGGATGGTTCTGCGGACGGTGCGGATGGTCTGCTCGACAAGGTCGCCGCCGTTGTTGACTTCTGCAACCACCAGATCAGCGCGAAACTCGTCAAAGGCGGCAACAGCACGCCTAGCCCAGCCATCAGGAGAGAGTCTGCAAGAGCGGTCGGCAAGGACGTAAGCACGATCATCAACACCCAGCCCGCATACCAGTATGCCTGTCTCATCGCTATCTTCCCCTGAGGTAACGGCCGGGTCGATGGCGACCACTACCCGCGTCAGGTCAGGGGCCGGCATCCTGTTGTCCAGCATGGCCCACGTCCACAGTGCGCCGGGCACGTCTGTCAGGATCTCGGCTAGGAGTTCCTGGCGCCCTAGCCGCGTGCCTTCGTACTTCCTGATTATTTGCTCAGCAAACGCGGGCGCCAGATTCTCTAAGTTATCGTAGGTTGACCCGGTCGTGACTGCCGTGGTGGGAGCCGCGATCAGTTCGCGTATCAGCTTCGTAGGACGCGGCGTGGTGGTCACCACTGAGCGCGGGTCGCGGCCCAACCTGAGGCCGAACATGAGCATATCCAGCGCTTCAGGGTACCGCCATGCTGCCAGCTCGTCAGGCCACGCGCCGTCGTGCTGCGGTCCTCTGAGGCGGTCTGGTTCGTCTGCGCTGTAGGCGGTCGCAATCGCGCCGTTAGGCCACGATACGCGGCGTTTGCTGGGTTCGTAGGTCGGCCGGAAGGATGGTCGGCTACAGGCCAGGATGCCTGACTCACCCTCGATCATCACGTCTCGCACATCGGCTGCCGTCGCGCCGATCAACGCGAGTCGCCCGCGTCTGTTGGCCTCGACTTCCGCTCGGACCCACTCGGCGCCTGTGCGGGTCTTACCCCAGCCACGACCAGCCAGTATGAGCCACGTTCGCCAATCACCAGCGGGTGGCAACTGGTCAGGGCGCGCCCAGTACCGCCAGTCGTGGAGCAGATCCGTTGCGTCGGCGTCAGAGAGTTCATCAAGCAGCGCCCGCCTCTCGTCTGCGGGAAGCAAGCTCATCGAGACGGCTAGCGATCCGTTCGCGCGCGTCACCACCGCTGACCTCCGTCCGTGCGGTAACCTCGCCGTCCTCGAGCCGGCGCTTGTCGGTCAGGATGCCCATAGCGATAGTGAGAGACTGGAGTCCGTTGGGCGTCAGCGGCCCATCCACCATCTCGCTCAACTTGTTGAACAACTTATTCAGGAGGGCCACGCGCTCGATGAGCGAGTAGTCTCGGCGGGCCTCGGCGGCGTTCTTCGGAGCGGAATATTCCAGGCCATTCCGCTTAGCGATTCGGTTGACAGTAGCAGGGCCGCACTTGAAGCGACGGGCCACCGAATTCTGTGACTCGCCCGCTTCGAGCGCTTGGAGTATGGCCGAGTGGTCTACTGCCATGACGGTTGCATCATACACCCTAGTCGGGTGTAGTGATGTGCTGCTGGCTGAGGACTTTGCCGAGTTTGACCGTCTCGGGGTAGCACGTCGAGCAGACCGGAGCCGTGATAGCCTCGCCGAACAGCGGCAGCGGTCGCGGCAGATAGCGGAGGACGACGGTTGCTGCCTTGCCGCACGAGCACTTGAGGGCGTCCGGGTGGGTTGGGCAGTGCAGGTAGACGCGGCAAGTTTCGCAGTCAGTCACGGCGCCGCATCCCCAGGCTGCGGCTCCCATGTCAGCCGGATCGGGAAGCACGGCACGAGGCAGAGGTAGACGTGTAACCCCGTGCGGGTTCGATCCCAGAAAGCGCCAAACCACACGTCACGCGGCTCCCAGTACGGTCCCTTGAAGCTGTCAGGCCGACGCATCGTCACCCTCCCCGGCCGGCGCCGCGTCCTCTGGCTGCTGGCCAGAGGCCCTAGGCTGGTCGGTGGCCGGCTTACGTCGCCGTTTGGGCGCCGGCTCTGGGCGGAACGGGTTGAACCGTCCCGGATCGACGCCTCCTGGCAGGCAATCACACGAGTAGCCAGTGCCCATTT